GTGCAGCACGATCCATGTCCGACCGTCGTAGTCGAGTTCGGTCGCCCCCTCGCCGCCGCCATCCCGAAGGTTCGGCACCGCCGCGGTGCCGCCCTCAACGTGGAACGACCGCGTCAGGTCGACGTCGCCGGCATCATAGACGTCGCGGTCGGGGCGGGGCCTGGTCGCCGGATCGATCAAGGCGGTGACCGTGTGCGGCGAGTCGGCCGTCTCCGACCAGATCTGCCGGCCACCGGACTCCGTTTTTCCGTAGTTGCGGAGCGTCACATCTTGCCCTTCGTGGGCGAGCAGACGTTTTTGGGCACCTTTCATCTTTATCGGACGCGCTGGATTTCTATCGAACTTCTGAGAGTTCCCGTATCGAC